ATGGCGCCATGATCGAATATAAAACTGAGGATGGCACCTGGCAGCCGTACAGCGCCCAGGTCTTCCGCGACATGGTCATCGATCTGGCCAAAGGCCTGATTGGTCTGGGCGTCAACAAGGGCGACTCCGTGGCCATCGTGTCTCGCACGCGTTGGGAGTGGACCGCTCTGGATATGGCGATCATGTCCATCGGCGCACTCACCGTGCCGGTATATGAGACCAACTCCGCCAGCCAGGTCAGCTGGATTTTCAACGATTCCAAGGTCACGCTCGCCATCGCCGAGGATGACGGTCAGCGCGACAAGATTGAATCCGTGCGCAGCGAGGTGCCCACCCTGCGCAACGTGTTCGTCATCGAAGCAGGCGGCCTGAACGCCATCAAGACCTATGGCGAAAGCGTCACCGATGCCGAATTCTGGGAATACAAGAGCGCCTCCCACGGCGACGACCGCGCCACCATCGTTTACACGTCCGGCTCCACCGGCACCCCGAAAGGCGTGGAGCTCACCCACCGCAACTTCGCGTTCCTGGTGCGCTCCGGCCTGCAGTACATGCCTCGTGCCGGCGCATGGCCCAACCGCCGTCTGCTGCTGTTCCTGCCCCTGAGCCATGTGTTCGCCCGATTCCTGGAATTCTTCAGTTTTGGCGGCACCATTTCTCTGGCCCTGAGCTCCAATATGAAGACCATGGTCAAGGACTTCGAGACCTTCGGCCCCACGCTGCTGCTTGCCGTGCCGCGTGTGTACGAAAAGGTCTACAACGCCGCCTCCCAGCGTGCCGGCAGCGGTTTTGCGGGCAAGATGTTCATGCGCGCCGCCGAAAACGCGCGCGAATGGTCCAAGGCCGAGCAGAAGGGCGAGAAGCTGCCGCTTCCCGGTCGTATTGCTCACGCTTTCTACGAGCAGGTGGTGTACAAGAAGATTCGTACCATCTTTGGCCCGAACGCCGACTTTGCCGTCACCGGTGGAGCCCCGATGGATTCCGAGCTCTCCCACTTCTTCAACGGCATCGGCATGCCGGTGCTGGAAGGCTACGGCATGACCGAAACCTGCGGCCCGGTGTGTGTGAGCTTGCCAGAGGACAACCGCATCGGCACCATCGGCATGCCGATGTGCGGTATCACCGCCGGCATTGCCGAGGACGGCGAGCTGGTGGTCAAAGGACCGCTGGTGTGCAAGGGCTACCACAACAACCCTGGGGTCACTGCCCAGCAGATCACTGATGGCTGGCTGCACACCGGCGATGCCGCCCTGCTGCTGCACACCGATAAGCTCTTTGCCGCCCTGCGCAGCAAGCTGGAAGAGGGATGGTTCGACACCCTGCTGCGGGAGCTGTTTGCCCCCGCCCCGGTGCAGGTGCTGCAAATTCCCACCGCATCCAAAACCGAGGAAGCCGCCGCCCCGGTGCGCACCGACGGCAAGCTGGTGCTGGATCACCCGCTGACCGTGACCGACCTCGGCGAGGGCAGCCCCAGCGCCGAAGGCGTGGTGGGCACAGTGGCCGGGGCAGAGCTGCTGCACCACCCCTCCAAGGGCAGCCTGTACCTGAATCTCTACTACGACCTCGGCGGGCTGAGCGAGGAAGAAGTGCAGTATCTGGACATCCTGACCGATATGCTGGACGAGCTGGACACCCCGCGCCACACGGCCCGCGAGCTGAACACCCTGCGCAGCACGTGGCTGGGCGACAGCACGGCGTGCATCGCGTTCTGGACCGGGCGGCAGGAGGGAACCCCCTGCCACGCAAAGCTGGTGTTGAGCATGAGCTTGTTGGAGCGCAGCCTTGAAAAGGCCATCGAGCTGGGCGGGGAATTCCTGTACGAGACCAAGCTGACCGGCGAAAAGGCTGAGGCGGCGTTCGCCCGCGTGCTGAGCCAGCAGAAGCTGAACATGGAGCAGCAGTTCATCCAGATGGGCAACCAGTATGCGATGGTCCGCGCCATGAGCCACTATGCAGTGGAATATGCGCTGAGCGAGGCTTGCAGCGGCGTGACCGGGTACAAGTTCCTCTGCGGTCTGCTGGAACAGGCCGACTGGGCGGCGCTGGGCAAAAAGCTGGAAGCAGTGCGGGAAAAGGTGCTGCACCACGCGGCACTGACCATCAGCCTCCACGGCAGCGAAGCGGCAAAACAGAAGCTGGAAGCTCTGCTGCCCGGCAGTGTGTTCGCGGAAGAAGCCCGCGGCACGGCCAAACCCTACACGCAGGAGCTGACCGCCCCGGTGAACGAAGCCTTCCTCATTGACGGCGGCGTGAACTATGACATTCTGGCATGGCCGCAGGAGCGCAAGCCGGAGCGCCGGGTGCTGGCCCGTGTGATGAGCTACGAATACCTGTGGCACAACATCCGCGAGGTGGGCGGCGCCTACGGCACCGGAATGCTGACCCGCGCCGGGGCGGAGGCCTATTACACCTACCGCGACCCCCACATGGCCGAGAGCTACGAGATTTTTGCCAAGGGCCCGGCGGAGCTGGCCGCGCGCAGCTACACCGAAAAGGACCTGACCGATTCCATCGTGGGCACCGTTTCCGAGATGGACAAGCCCATGAAGCCCTGTGCCGAGGCGAAGGACCTCGACCGCCGGTACTTCTGCGGCATCACCGACGAGATGCTGGCGGCGGACCGCAGGGCGCTGTGCGGCGTGGACGAGGCGGCGCTGAAAGCGATGGCGGCAGACCTCGGCAAGGCCGCAGAGCACGGCACCCGCGTTGCTTTTGGCAGCAAGGAAGCTGTGGAAGCGGCAAAGGAACTGTTTGACCGCGTAGAGACGTTATAAATTCGGAAAAAAGAAAAGGCTGACATGGCCGCTCCGGGTGGAGCAGAGGCTGTGTCGGCCTTTTTTGCGCAAAAAATTGGATGCCACCCCTCAAAAAATTGGAGGTTCGATTCCCTGTCTGCGAAAAAAGAACGCGGGCAGGGAACTTTTTATGCACTCGGATTATACAAACGGGACAACGAAAAACAAAAACTACTCTGTGGGTCTGCAAAAGGACACACTGCCGGGCAAGACAAAAACGTGGTATTCTTTTGCCAAGCCAAAACGAAAGGATGTGAAACAAACCGAATGGCGCAGAAAAAACGATCCGCAGAGGGCAAGTGCCTTGAAAACCTTTACCGCGCCGCCGATACCCTGAGCGCGATGCTGGCGCTGGAGGTCAAGGAGCTGAGCGCCCGCCAGAAAACGGCGCGGCGCGACGGCACCGAGACCAGCGGCATCGTGAAGGCGATGAAGGAGATCACGGCCATCCTGAAGGATGTGGCCGCTGTGACCAAGGCCGTGAACGAGCAGGGGGCAGAGGCCGAGGGCGGAGAGTGCGGCGTGGTGCTGCTGCCGAAGGTGGAGGACGTATGAAGACTGGAACGAATGCAGCCGTGGTCTGGCGGCCTCAGCCGCGGCAGATGGAGTTCATGCGCCGGCCGGAGCCGGAGGCCCTGTACGGCGGGGCCGCAGGCGGCGGAAAAAGCGACGCGCTGGTGATCGAGGCGCTGCGGCAGGTGGATATCCCTCACTACCGGGCGCTGATCCTGCGCAAGACCTTCCCCCAGCTGAGCGACCTTGTGGACAAGAGCCAGCTCTACTACCGCAGGGCTTTCCCCGAAGCGCAGTACAACGCCACGAGCCATGTCTGGGTCTTCCCCAGCGGGGCGAAAATTTATTTCGGCTCGATGCAGCACACCAAGGACCGGACGAATTATCAGGGCAAGGCCTTCGATTTCATCGGGTTCGACGAGCTGACCCACTTCGAGTGGGAAGAGTACAGCTACATGATGAGCCGCAACCGCCCCACCGGCCCCGGCACACGGGTGTATCTGCGGGCCACCACCAACCCCGGCGGCGTGGGCCACGGGTGGGTGAAGGCCCGGTTCATCACTCCGGCCCCGCCCGGCACCCCCATCGTGGAGGAATATCCCATCCGAATGCCGGACGGCAGCGAAAAGCGGCTGAAGCGGGCGCGGGTGTTCATCCCGTCCAGCATCTTCGACAACCCCACTCTGTTGGAAAATGACCCGGACTACCTCGCCAGCCTTGCGTCCCTGCCCGAAGCGGAAAAACAGGCCCTGCTCTACGGCAGCTGGGACAGCTTTTCCGGGCAGGTGTTCACCGAGTGGCGGAACGACCCCGGCCATTACCTCGACCAGCGCTGGACCCATGTGATCGAACCGTTCCCCATCCCGAAGCACTGGAAAATTTACCGGGGCTACGACTTCGGCTTTTCCAAGCCTTTCTCGGTGGGGTGGTACGCGGTGGACGAGGAGGGGCGGCTCTACCGGATCAAGGAACTGTACGGCTGCACCGGCCGCCCCAACGAGGGGCTTCGGATCGACCCAGTGGAACAGGCCCGGCGGATCCGGGAGGCCGAGCAGAACGACCCGGTGCTGCGGGGGCGGGTCATCCAAGGCATTGCTGACCCCGCTATCTTCGACGAGAGCCGGGGCGAGAGCATCGCGGCCATGATGGAGCGGAGCCCGAACTTCCTGCACTGGATGCCCGGCGACCACACCCGCCTTGCGGGCAAGATGCAGTTCCACTACCGGCTGGCATTTGACGGGGAGGGCAAGCCGATGTTTCAGGTCTTCAATACCTGCAAACACTTCATCCGGACCATCCCAAATCTGGTCTACGACGAGAGCAATGTGGAGGATATTGACACCCGGCAGGAGGACCACATCTACGACGAATGCCGGTATGTGCTGATGGAAAAACCCATCTCGCCGCCCCGCCGCACCGTGCGGCCCCCGCAGCCGGATGACCCGCTGGAGCTGCATCAGAGGGCGCGATTTTACCGGATCTAGCCCTCTCAGCGCGCAGTCCGCCAGCAATCACGAATAAAGGGTGGGCTGCCCTTCCATACAACCTCTCAGTCTCGCTGCCGCTCGACAGTCGTCTACCCTTTGTCGCTTGCGCGACATCTCCCTCCGGCCGGAGGGAGTCTTTCCTAGTAGGGGAGCCTCTGGCGAAAACGGAAACTTTGCGAGGACTGCCAAAGCCTCCCCTACAAGGGGAGGTGGCAATGCGAAGCATTGACGGAGAGGTTGTACGAAGGAAGACTGTCCGATGAAGAATAGGAGGTAACATATGGACGAAATGGACGAAATCAAACTGCCCATCGGCCCGGAGGAGGTCGCGGAGGCGGCGGCCATCTTGCAGAAGTACAAGGCGGGCAAGGCTGCGCTGGACAAGCGGCTGGTGGACAACGAACTGTGGTTCCGGATGGGGCACTGGAAGAACTACCAGAACCCGATGATGGAGGGCAAGCCCCAGACGTCGAGCGGGTGGCTGTTCAACTCCATCGCCAACAAGCACGCCGATGCCATGGACAATTACCCGGCCCCCAACGTGCTGCCCCGCGCGGCAGATGACGAGCAGACGGCGCGGGTGCTGTCCAGCATTCTGCCCGTGGTGCTGGAACAGGCCGACTACGAGCAGGTGTACAGCGACACATGGTGGCGCAAGCTCAAGCAGGGCACCGGCGTCAAGGGCATTTTCTGGGACCCGGAACAGCACGGCGGCGTGGGCGAGATCGCCATCCGCCCCATGAACCTGCTGATGCTCTACTGGGAGCCGGGCGTGGAGGATATTCAGGCATCGCCTCACTTTTTCTCCCTGAACATGGAGAACACAAAGCAGTTGGAAGCCCGCTGGCCCCAGCTCAAGGGTCACAGCGCCAGCGTACTGGACGTGCCCCGCTTCATCCACGACGGCGGGCTGGACACCAGCGAAAAAAGCGTGGTGGTGGACTGGTACTACAAAAAGCCGGATGAGAATGGCCGGGTGCTGCTCCACTACTGCAAGTTCTGCAACGGCGTGGTGCTCTACGCCAGCGAGAACGACCCGGCGCTGGCCGGGCGGGGCTTCTACGACCACGGCAAGTATCCCTTCGTGTTCGACCCGCTCTTCATGGAGGAGGACAGCCCGGCGGGCTTCGGGTACATCGACGTGATGAAGGAGTGCCAGAACGCCATCGACCGGATGAATCACGCCATGGACGAGAATGTGCTGCTCTCCTCGAAACAGCGGTATGTGCTGAGCGACACGGCGGGGGTGAACGAAGAGGAGCTGGCCGATTTTTCCCGCGATATCGTGCATGTAGTGGGGCGGCTGAACGACGACAGCTTCCGCCCCTTGCAGACGGCGGGCTTGCAGGGCAACAGCCTGAGCTACCGCGCCAGCCGGATCGAGGAGCTGAAAGAGATCTCCGGCAACCGGGATATGACCCAAGGCGGCACGGCGGGCGGCGTGACGGCGGCTTCGGCCATTGCGGCCCTGCAGGAGGCAGGGTCGAAGCTCAGCCGCGACATGCTGAAAAGTGCCTACCGGGCCTTTGCCAAGGAGTGCTACCTCATCCTTGATCTGATGCGGCAGTTCTACGACGAGGAGCGGGTGTTCCGCATCGTGGGCGGCACCGGCGAAAACGAGTTCGTGCCCTTTTCCGGCGCGGCGCTCCGTCCGCAGCCCGGCGGCGTGGTGGGCGGCGTAGAACTGGGCAGCCGCGAGCCGATCTTCGACATCGTGGTGAGCGCCGAGAAGAAATCCACCTTCAGCCGCCTCTCTCAGAACGAGACGGCCAAGGAGTGCTACCAACTGGGCTTCTTTGCCCCGGCCAACGCGGACGCGGCCTTGGCGGCGCTGGACATGATGGACTTTGAGGGCATCGAGAAGGTGCGCCAGCGGGTACGGCTGAATGGGACTCTCGCGCAGCAATTGACCGCCCTGCAGACGCAGCTCATCCGGATGCAGCAGATGCAGACCCGGCGGGCCCCGCTGACCGGCCCGGCCGACAACTTGGCGACAAAGGCGGTGGCGCACGCCATGGGCCTTGGAAAGGAACAGTAAATGATCAAAGTGCTCTACAACGAACTGGACGGGCCGGAGGGGGTGACGCTCCGGCTGGAAGCGGCGGGCCACGCGGGCTACGCCCCCGCCGGGCAGGACATCGTCTGCGCCGGGGCAAGCACCCTGATGCAGGCTCTGGTGAGCTTGCTGGCCGGGGAGGAAAGCACCCGCAGCGACGCATGGGACGAGCCGGACGGCCCCCGGCTGGCGGTGGTGGCCGATGCCCCGCAGAAGCCGTGGGTGGAGGGAGCCTTCGAGCTGGCGAAAACGGGCTTTGCCCTGCTGGCCGAGCGCTACCCGGACAACCTCCGCTTTGCCGACGTGAGCCGCCGGGGCGAACGGGGGATGATGGACCTGCAGCTCTTCGCGGAGGGCGGCGAGGGCGCTGCCCCGGCCCTGAGCGCGGCCCAGACCCAACAGGCCATTGCCTCCGGCACCATGAAGCCGGGCAGTGCAAAAGCCGACGAGGCGGCACCGCCCGCACCGGAGGAAACGGCCGAAGAAACCGGCGGGGAAGGAGGTGAATCAGAATCCAAGCCGCAGCCGGAGCCGCCCCGCCCGCCGCTGCCGGAACGGTTTCCGGGCCGGGAGGTCGTGGACGGGCTCCACAGCCGCTGGGCCGCAGAGGAAGCGCTGATGCGCCGGGTGGTGCCGGAGTTCTCGCTGAAAGAGGAACTGCGCAACCCCGAAATGCGCCGCTTGATGCAGCTGCCCGGAATGCGGATGGCAGACGCCTACCGGCTGGCCCACTACAATGATGCGCTGCGCCAAGCGGCCCACGACGTAGAACAGGGCGTCGTGGAGCGCATCCGCCAGCGCGCTGCCCGCCCGGCGGAAAACGGCACCCGGCCCGGCAGCGCGGCGGTGACGGGATCCGATGTCTCCCGGATGAGCCGCGCCCAGCGGGAAGCCTTGGAGCGGAAAGCGCTGCACGGCGAACGGATCGTATTTTGAGGACCTGTCACCGCGGCGATCCGCCACCGGCGGCGTCTTCGGAACTCTCCTAATAGGGGAGCCAAGAATCTATGAAACAACAAAGAAAGGGAAAATGTTATGAAAAAGCATGAAATGATCGACCTCCAGATGTTCGCCGACGCATCTGCCGCGCTGAACAACACCACCAGCACCTCCGGCATGACTGCCGAGATGAAGACCTTCTATGAGAAGCGCCTCATTGATCAGGCCGAGCCGCGCCTCGTCCATGACCAGTTTGCGGATTACTACCCGGTGCCCCAGAACGGCGGCAAGACCATCGAGTTCCGCAAGTACGACAGTCTGCCCAAGGCGACCACCCCGCTGACCGAGGGCGTGACCCCCAACGGTCAGGCCCTGAACGTGACCACCATCACCAGCGACCTGCACCAGTACGGCGGCTGGACCCCGCTGACCGACCAGCTGCAGATGACCGCCATCGACAACAATGTGGTACAGGCCACCCGCGTGCTGGCCAGTCAGGCGGGCCGCACCATGGACAGCATCACCCGCGATGTGCTGGCCGGCGGCACCAATGTCATCTATGCGCCCAAGGTGGCGGCGGACGGCACCGAGTCCGTTGTGAAGAGCCGCGCCAATCTGGACAAGACCTGCACCCTGACCCCGAAGCTGTTCTTCCGAGCCGCCGCCCAGCTTGGCGCGATGAACGCCGACCCCATCGGCGACAGCTACATCGCCATCATCCACCCCTACGCTGCCTACGACCTGAAGACCAGCAAGGAGTTCATCGAGGTGCACAAGTACGCGGACCCGGAGGCCATGTTCCGGGGCGAGATCGGCAAGCTGGGCAACATCCGCTTCATCGAGACCAGCGAGGCGAAGATCTGGAAGGATGCCACCTGCCCGGCGGGTCTGGCCGTGTTCGGCACGCTGGTGCTGGGCGCCCACGCCTACGGCGTGACCGAGCTGGAAGGCGGCGGTCTGGAGCACATCGTCAAGCAGCTGGGCTACGGTGATGACCCGCTGAACCAGCGTGCGTCCGTGGGCTGGAAGGGAATGCGCGCCGCCGAGCGTCTGGTGGAGCAGTACATGATCCGCATTGAAAGTGTGTCGAGCTACTCGGCCAGCGCATCCGCGAACTAAGGAGGAGCCATATGAAAATCAAGCTTTTCAAGGACAACAGCCGGTACAAGGAGGATCTGTTCGTCAGCGTCAACGGGGTGAATTATAAGATCCGCCGGGGCGTTGAGGTGGAGGTGCCGCCGGAGGTGGCCGAGGTGCTGGAGCACAGCCAGATGCAGGACGAGCGGACCGCCGCCCGCATCGCGGCTGCCGAAAACGGCGTACAGTAACAAACAGCGGCCCGGCCGGGAAGATCGCCCAGCCGGGCCTTTTTCGAAAGGAGCGATGAGATGACCGTTAGAGAAGCGCTGGACCGCGCCGCAGAGCTGCGGCCGGGGTGCAAGCTTTCGGACGAGACGCGCAGACGGTGGCTCTGCGAGGAGGACGCCATGCTGCGCAAGCTGTATTTTGAGAAAAGCGGCGCGGCCGGGTACGAAAAAGTCGGTGCCGATGCAGCATGGTTTGGCAGCACCCTGCCGGACAGCACGGAGCTGCTGGTGCCGGTGCCCTACGACACCCTCTACCCCCATTTCCTCTGCGCCCGCATCGACGCGGCGCTGGGGGAGACCGACCGCTACGCCGGGGAACAGGCGCAGTACAACAGCATCCTGAGCGGGCTGGCCGCCGGGCTGCGGCAGGAGAACCTGCCCCGCCGCCGGGTGCGCTGGCGCTGGTGAGGAGGGAAAAACGATGGCACTGGCAAACCGTGCGGGGCTGAAAAACACCCGCACCCTGCTGCGGGCCTTCGGTGGGCTGAATGAGACGTACAGCTGCACCGAGGCCGAATGCAGCAGCGGCAAGAATTTCTCGGCCCGGAATTTCCCGGCGCTGAGCACCCGCATCCCCCGCCGGAAGCTGCGGACGGCAGCCCCCGTGAACGGAATGTACCACCTGAACGGGCTGCTGGTGGTGGAAGGGACGAATCTCTGCTACAGCACCGACGACGCCCCGCAGACGGTGCAGACCGTGGAAAATGCCGTGACCGACAGCAAAAAGGTGCTGGTGGGCATGGGCACCAAGATCATCATCTTCCCGGACAAGGCGGCCTTTGATACGAAAGACCTGTCCGTGACGCCGTTGGCAGCGGCGTGGACGAATGGGAACGCGGATGTGGTGCTGACGCCCTGCGACGCAGCGGGGAAGACCTACACCGTCAAGAACCGGGGCCCCAAGGAGCCGACAGACCCCGCAGACGGCGACCTGTTCCTCAAGGTGGTCAACTCGCAGGTGCCCTACAGCAGCGAAAGCATCCTCGAAATCTACAGCGAGGCTTCGGGCAACTGGTCGGCCATTGAACTGAACTGGTGCCGGATCGAGTGCAAGGGCATCGGGGCCGATTTTGCAGTCTGGGATACCGTGACGCTGAGCGGCGTCAAGGACGACGATGGCGGGTATTGGAAGGGGCTGAAGGGTGACCGCATCGTCTACGCCCGCGGCGAGGACTGGGTGCAGGTCCGGGCCGAGCCCGGCGGCGATTACTTCTACGGCACCCTGACCAAGAGCGGAGACGTCATCCGCTGGAGGAGCATCGATGGCAAGGGCAGCGGCTTGGAGGGCAGCCCCGACCCGTTCCGGCTGGAGCGGCGGGG